AATCTTTACGAAACTAAATTTCAAGAATATGCTAACGAAAACTTCATAAAATTGCCGTTTTAATATTTATTATTAAAGGAGCAAGTTATGGATAGAAACGACGAAATATTCAAAGGAACCAGTTTTGCTGACCTTATGCATGATGTCTATCATAACTCGAAAAAGAAAGACAGACAAATAAATCAACTTATATCACAGCTTCAGCCATTAATACGCAATGCATCTGATGCTACTATTATAGTACCTCTTATAAAAGAATATTTAGATGTAGCCGTTAAAAACGATGATCATTTGGTAAAATTAACTGCTATAGTGCAACGTTACATATCAACTACCCAGACTATATCAGGAGCAGACTCACTGCTGTCAGACGAAGAAAAAAGGCAGTTAATTCAAATTGCAGAAACTACATTGACTCATGAGTTAGAAGATGAAATGAATAAGATTGAAGAAGACGAACGAGTTTTAACACAAAAAATTGCAGAAGCAAAATCCAAGTTAAAGGATACGGATGAATCATGATGGATTATTTGATATAGTAACCTATGTAGGCGAAGTAATCAATATTAAAACTGGTGACACTTATAAACGTAATGAAGGTGTAAAATATCCTAGCGGAAAAAAAGTTAAAGACGAAACTGGTAAATTTGTTAAAACAGAAATTAATGCTTCAGATATGTTGTTTTCGATCGATGTGCAATACACATTAAACGGAAGACCTCAATATATTTACAATGTTAAACCATTCAATGCCAATATCAAACAAATACCACTTGTTGGAGAATCGATACTTGTTTTTCAAGCTATTAGTCATGAAACAACTGTTGATGAAGCATATCCACAATGGTATTACATGTATCCTATTTCTATCTCGTCTAATGTTAATAGCAATGTATTTCCTACTATAGAATCTAATACTGAATTAGATCCGAAAGATGTACGAAAAGAAGTTTCTCCATTACAACCATATCGTGGAGATTTAATGTTAGAAGGCCGATATGGAAATAGTATACGATTCGGTAGCACAATAGATTATCAAAATGACTATTCAGTAACCGGGAATTGGCGCGATGGTGAAAATGGAGATCCTATACTGATTATTTCAAATGGAAGGCCATATAAACCAGACAAACAATTTGTTACTGAAGATGTTAGCAAAGATGATTCTTCATTGTATTTAACAAGCACACAAACATTAAGCACTTTGAAACTTTCTAAAACATTTGTTACTGATAAATTTGGAACGTTTCGAGGTTCGCAATTTGTGGGTGTTGCGGATCGAACAATATTGCGAGCTAAAACAGAGGCAGCAGTTATTGATGCAAATGAAGCAATTGTATTAAATACTAATGGAGAAGTATTAATTGGAGGAGACGATGCAGCTAGTCCATTACCACACGGTGATGTATTAATTGAAGTTTTAACAGATATTATTCAAGCTATTTCAGCAGGAACTATCGTTGCTGGTGTTACCGGAGTTACGAATGGTACAGCCTCGATTATATCTGCTTGGAATAGTCTCCAATCATTAAATAGTAAAAAATATAAAATAAGGAAACCATAAAATGGCACTGGCTCCACCGTATGACAAGGCAGCATCATTGGTACCGATAGCTATTACTGCTATTGGCGCTGTTATTAATAAACTTATTGCATTCATAATGAAAAAAGTTATGGAACTTGTTATGAAAGCTAGTCAACTAGGAAAAAATGTAAAATGCGATGATCCTAGAATTAAAAACTTAAAACAGTTATTAGAAAAAATAAAAAAAACTATTGATTCTATACTAGAAGTTTTAAACGCATTATCAATTATAATACCTATAGCAACCGTTGTTGCTAATATTGCGGCTACTGTTTTAAATGCATCTTTATTTGTACCATTACCAGCCCCACCCGCAGTCGGACAGGCAAACCTTGTTGCTAACGTAACAGTTGGTTCGGTATTAGGAGGACTAAAACAAGCTTCGATTATTGTAATTTCAGTTACTGGCGCATTAACATTGGTTTCTTCACTTTTAGGACCAGTTATAAATACTTTAAGTTCTATATGTCAAAACGAAACATTTGCTGTTGATAGTAAAACACAAGAAGCTATTATTGATGATATTAAATCAGAATTAAATAAATTAAATTTAAATGTAGACGCAAATGGAGATAGTGATAATATATCGATTGATAGAAATGAAGACATAACAAAAATTGATACTTCATTATATCAAGATTTTGTAAATTCTGAATTTTATCGTCCAATTAATTTATCTGATTTAGAATTAGAAGAACGAGAACAAATAATTGAAGAACTTCAAGAACGTCAAAAAAATCTATTAGAGAATATAATTGAAGCTCCAAGTAAATCAATTATTAATGATGACCTGAGTCGTTCTGGTCAACCTTCTGTTGATGTAGGTACACAAGGAGATTATTATATAGACAAAACAACCAGAACCTTATATGGACCTAAAATATCAGATACCGAATGGGGAACGGGTCTAAATTATTAACATCTTATATTTATATTAAAAAAGAATACATATGGAATCTAAAGCACTTGTAAAAGCACTTAAAACAGCCGTACGTGAGGTTATTAAAGAAGAATTAACAGATATTCTTCGTGAAGGATTACAATCCACAGTTACAGAATTAAAAACAGAGTCAGTGAAAAAAACAATTACACCACCGGCTCCTAAAAGAAAAAAGAAAACCATGTTTACCAGAAATAATTTTTCTGACATATTAAATGAAACAGACGTGTTGCGAGAGTCGACCCCATCATATTCAGAATTGATGACTGAACCAGCAATGTCGTTTAATTCAAATGATGCTCAAGGATTTGGAATGATGCGAGGAAACGCAACTCCACAGATTATGGAAGATCCTGAAACTGGTAAAAACATGAAAGTAGATCCTGTTGTTGCTAAAGCACTAACAAGAGACTATCGAAGTTTAATGAAAGCTATTGATAAAAAGAAAGGTAAATAATGGCATACCGGATTCAAACGATTGATGATGTTACTACTAAATCTGAAACAGGTTTAGGAGTACAACTGTCTTTCAATAATCCTGGAATATTTAAAACATTATATACTAGTAATGATCAAGCAAAAGCTAATATCAGAAATTTATTGTTAACAAGAATTGGGGAACGATACAATCAAGTTAATTTTGGAACCAATTTATTAAACATAGTTTTTCAACCGAATACGCCGGAAACAAAAGAATTAATTAACACTGAAATAACATCAGCTTTATCTTTCTGGTTACCGTATATAGTAATAGAAAATTTAGAAATATTAACAGTAGATGACGATCCTACATTGTTACATACTATAAAAATAACTTTATCTTATACTGTCGACGGATTTAGTACTGATAAAATTACTATTATAGCAAATGAAGATTCTACTATAACAATTGAATAATTATGGATATAAAAAAAGACATAACATATATTGGTAAAGATTTTGGTCAATTTAGAAAAAATTTAATTGACTTTACTAAACAATATTTTCCTAATTCATATACTGATTTTAATGAGTCATCACCTGGAATGTTGTTTATGGAAATGGCTTCATATGTTGGAGATGTTTTATCATATTATGCTGATAATAATATAAAAGAATCATTATTAGAACAAGCGTCAGAGCGAGCTAATATTTTTGATATTGCAAAAAGTTTAGGATATACACCAAAAAATTCTATACCTGCTTATGTTGATTTAGATGTGTTTCAATTAGTACCTTCTATAGGTAGTGGAGATAATGTACGTCCAGATTATGATTATGCATTAACAATTAAACCCGGATTTCAAATTAAACAAGAGTCAGGACTTGCAGTTTTTAGAACATTAGATTCTGTAGATTTTGCTTATTCATCTAGTAGTAGTCCAACAGAGGTTACTATATATGAGACAGATGATGCTACAAGTCAACCAATATATTATTTATTAAAAAAGAAAGCACGAGCAGTTTCCGGAACAGTTAAGACTACAAGTTTTACATTTGGTACTCCTATTGCATATGACCAAGTAGTTTTACCTGATAGAAATATCATTGATATTATTTCAGTTGAAGAATCAGATGGTGATAATTGGTATATGGTTCCTTATTTAGCACAAGATACTGTGTTTGAATCTATACCTAATTTAGCAGAAAATGATCCAGAATTATCTGTGTTTAGAAGTTCCGCTCCAAGTTTGTTAAAGCTACGAAAATCATCGAAAAGATTTATTACAAGATTGCGTAGTGACAATTTATTAGAAATGCAATTTGGAAGTGGTGTTTCTGATAATAATGATGAAGAAGTTATTCCTAATCCAGACAATGTTGGTAACGGATTAGCAGGATTTAGAAAAAATGTTGATGTTGATATCGATCCTTCTAACTTTTTATATACAAGAACATATGGACAAGCTCCTTCTAATACAACACTTACTGTTAAATATACTACCGGTAATGGTATATCAGATAATGTCCCTGCTAATGTATTAACAGAAATAGATTTTATAGAATTTGAAGATGATGTGAATAGCACTAATAATGCAAGTATTGTTAATTTTGTTAAATCTTCTGTTTCAGTAAATAATCCTGGACCAGCTTCTGGAGCAAAAAATCAAGACACCTTGCAAGACATTAAGAATAATGCATTAGGAAATTTTGCAACACAGAATAGATTGGTTACAAGAGAAGATTATATAATACGAGCATATTCAATGCCGGCAAAGTTTGGAAGTGTTGCAAAAGCATATATTGTTCCAGATGATCAAATATTACAACAAGAACAAGTTGAACGTCGTATACCAAATCCTTTAGCAATGAATCTATATGTTTTAGGATTTAATTCAAGCAAACAATTAGTAGAATTAAATAATGCAGTCAAAGAAAACTTAAAAAACTATTTAGGATATTATCGAATTTTAACTGACGCAGTTAATATAAAAGATGCTTATATAATTAATTTAGGTGTTGATTTTGAAATAACGGTTATTCCTAATTATAATAGCAATGAAGTGTTATTAAAATGTATTAATGCTTTAAAAACATATTTTGAAATTGATCGTTGGCAAATCAATCAACCTATAATCAAATCAGATATTGTAAATACTATAGGAAACGTTAAAGGAGTTCAAACCATTGTTTCTACAAGAATTAAAAATTTGTATAAATCAGAAAATGGATATTCTGGAAATTTATATGATTTAGAAACTGCTACTCGTAACGGAGTAATTTATCCTTCATTAGACCCTAGTGTATTCGAAGTAAAATTTCCTAATCAAGATATACGAGGCAGAGTCGTAAGTTCTTAACATCTTTATATTTATACTAAAAGGACTATAAAATGGGCGTAATACGAGATAATCGCACAAATATCGTTGCAGGAGGCCTTATTTCAGCAAGTTATGTTTCTGATGTATATAATGTTTTAACTGGTAATACTGTTGAAAATATTGCATTTTCCGGATCTGTAAACGTAACAGGAAGTTTAATTGGAACATTAACAGGAA